TGACATTGTCTATCTCCTTTCCATATAATTGTTTTAAGACAAGTAACTCTCGCTTGTCGGAGGTACTTGGCTTAGTCACTACTCTTACCGATGGCTTCCCATCACGCATTATCTTAACCAATTGTATCCATCCCTTCTTCGGATATAATATTTCAAGATAAATAAATTTAATGAGATATCTCTTCCACCATGTAATATGTTCTATTTGAATAGAACCTGTAAATGGCTGATGATACATCACTCTTATCACTCTACTTAAATTGATAGGTCTCTCTTTAAATCTATTCTTTAATATCACTCTATACATACACTCTATCCTTTCTTCCGAATTTTTTTAGTGGACTGTCTAACATACAGCTTCCAGTATTTCAGCTTTAGACCTTTTTCAAGGTTTGGATTTTACGCTTCTGTGACCGACAGTCCTAAGATACTCTACATAGTTGCGCTAATTGGGAGTTATTTTTTTACCACACTTCTTCTATGCTTGAGTCATCTATTCTTTCAAAATTTTTAAGGACTACGCCTAGAGGGAGGTCGAGACGCAGTCCTTGATTGACATTATTTAGTCAATTTTGCTAGTATTTTCTCAAGCATTTCATCTTGCTTGTCCAATCTAGTCTTCAATACTTTAGGTATGAAGATACCATTCTGTATCTTTTGAACATAACTCATACCATTATTAATAGCTGATTTACTTACATCTTTAGCAGTATCAACTACTGATTGTTTATTTGACATATTCACCTTTCTGTTAATATTATTTACGCTAGTAACAATAATATTAACTATTTATTTAAATGAGTCTATATGTGCTTTGGCTAAACTTAAACCAAATAACAATAAACCACCTACTGCGAGTATTATACCTAATTTCGTGTGTTCAGGAGCATTAATCATAATTATAATACCCATTACATTCATACATAGATATATTACCCATTGAACTACATAAGCCATTACTTCACCTCTGGAATGATTTGATTTAACATTCTTTTTGCGGTGAAATAGCCTACTAAAGTACCACCTATTAGCATTGTCATATATATAGCTAATAAGAATAACACAATAGTATACAATACTTCTATACCAGTCATTATATCCTTTCCGAGCCTTCGACAACAACCCGTTGAATAGGCTCATTTACTGTGTGTTTCATATCACTAGCAATCAAGTTAGCTAATGATATCAATGGTTATAGAGCGATTCGGTAATCAGTTAATCAATGATGTTTCGGTCAGAGTTAACTCATCACCAAACCGCAATTAATAACAACAATTATTTTATCGCTGTCGCTAGCGACTTAGCGATGAAATAATCAACAATAACAAAGACAATCGCAACAGCGATTGACATTGACGGGTTTGTAATCGACCCTCGCAAGATATCGATTTGTAATCGATTCTTGTATAGGGGGGTTTGTTATAGCATAGACCCACAATAGCAATGATAAGGAGAAATAGATGGCAGCACCATTAATAAAACTAGGAGGAGCAGCAGCATTTAGAATGCTTAGAACACTTTACAAAAGTGGTAAGGCGGCTAAAAAGGCGGCTGTTTCTGCGACTGCAAAAGTCTCGAACCCGACAGTCCGAAAAGGACTAGAAGGTGCTGGGAAAAAAGCAGCTAAAGCTGGAGCTCACCTAAGAAAACACCACAAAGCATACGGATACGGTGTTACAGGTGCAGCAGCTTGGGATATTATCGATAAAGACTAATGAGTAAAAAGCTCCCAAAATGGGGTGTTAATACTTACGTCAGATCGACAAAGAAAAAACGACCAGGACGACATGCGAAATCCTACTCGAAGAGGATTCCAAAACGTTCCAAATACAGAGGACAAGGAAAATAAATGGCAACAACAATAACAGCATCAACATTAACAGTAACGTTAACAGAAGCTATTTCGTTAAACGGATACGACCAGGGATCATCGAATACCCTGTCGATTTCCAGTATTAACGAGGTTCATAAGCGAATACTTACAGTTCCTACTTCAGAAATAGAAGTAGTAGCGATGAGTACCGCTAATAGCTCAGGTACGTTTATCGAAGGAGACGTAAGATATATGAGATTTACGAATCTGGACGATACGAACCATGTGACGCTAACGTTCAAAAACGAAAACGATGACGAGTTCGCAATTAAACTAGACAAAGGACAATCCTTTATCTACAATGGCGACATGTCTGGAGGAGTCGTAGATACAATGGATGGCATAGACGGAACAGGATTAACAGTATCCCTAGGGGATTTAGTTAATGTAACTGCTTTAGCAGATACTGCCGCTTGCGATTTAGAAGTATTTGTGGCTTGTGTATAATGAAAGCAATAAGAAGTTTACATAGCATACCAGGATGGTTTAAGAAAACGAGAACAAAAGTCGCTAAACAGCAGGCTGCGTTCCAAAAAGACCTTAAAGATCCAGGGTTTAGAAAAACAGCTAAAATAGGTAAATACAGAAAGATGTTCCATGGCTAGAAAATCTATAGAAAAATTAGCAGATAAGATTATTCAGCTATCCCCAGAGGAAGCAGAACAACTTTCATTAGTTATTAAAGCTAAAATGCTTCCAGAAATCGCAAAACAACAAGCAGGATTATTAGAACAGGCAGCGAATAATCCGCAATTGGCAGCGATGGGTCAAAGACAAGGCGGAAGAATGCCTATGCCAACTTCAGCAGATGCTGCTAGACAAGGACTGTTAAGATAATGCCAAAAGTAGGAAAAAAGAAGTTCAGCTATACTAAAAAAGGTAAAGCTGCAGCTAAAAAATACGCAAAAAAGAAAGGCAAAAAGGTTAAATACTAAAATAACGAGGAAACCATGGCAAAAAAATTTAAAATGACTAAACAACATAAATTCTTAGGTAAGACGCTACCCAAAGCAATTGGTGGAGCAGCTAAATTTGCCTTTAAACAACCTTTAACAGTAGCTGGTGCTTATATTGGTACTAAATTAATAGGAAAGGCTTTTAGAAAAGCTGATAAAGGAATTAGTTTTCCTGTTGCTAGACAATTCAATAAAAAAGGTAGAAAAATTTAATGTCAGAAGTTGAAAAAAATCCAAATTATGGAGGCAAAAGGGAAGGTGCAGGAAGACCTTTAGGGTCTAAAAGCACTAAACCTAAGTGGAAAAGTATGGAAGAAATGTCCGTAAAATACCAACATTCCCCTTTAGATTATATGCTAGCTGTGTTAAACAATCCTATGAGTTCACCTGAACGTAAAATGTATGCAGCTGAAAAAGCAGCACCATTTGTTCACCCAAGGTTAGCTTCAACACAATCACGAATAGGATCTGATGAACCAATTGAAATCAAAGTCGAGTGGCAAAAAGACCAAGAAAATAAAAAAGATTGAAATTCCTTATAAGCCACGAGAATATCAATTAGAAGTACATAACAATAAAAAAAGATTTAATGTACTGGTTTGTCATAGACGATTTGGTAAATCAGTATTATCAATTAACGAATTAATTAAAACCGCAGCTGCTAAGCCTAGATCTTTATGTGCATTTATTGCACCAACTTACAGACAAGGTAAAGCAATTGCTTGGGAATATTTAAAATTTTACACTAAACCTTTAATGTATTTTGGAGGTGGACGAAATGAGACTGAATTAAGAATAGATTTATTTAACGGAAGTCGTATTCAAATATTTGGTGCAGATCATCCAGACTCAATCCGAGGAATGGGATTTGATGGAGTCGTAATGGATGAATATGCGATTATGTCACCAAGAGTCTGGACAGAAATTATACGTCCAGCAGTTTCTGATAAACTAGGATGGGTAATGTTTATTGGAACACCAATGGGTCATAATCAATTTTGGGAAGTATATGACTATGCACAACGTGGTCATAAAGATTGGATGGGTAAAATCTATCGAGCTTCCGAAACCAAAGTGATTCCAGATGAAGAGCTGGAACAGGCACGTGCGATAATGACTGAAGAACAATTCGAACAGGAGTTTGAATGTTCATTTACTGCAGCAGTCTCAGGCAGTTATTATGGAAGATTAATAACTAAAGCCGACTCCGAGAGGAGAATTACCAGCGTGCCACTAGATTCAAATGTAGGTGTAGAAACGTGGTGGGATTTAGGTATAGGTGACTCAACAGCGATTTGGTTCGCACAAAGAGTGGGCAAGGAAATACATCTCATTGATTATTACGAAACTTCAGGTGAGTCATTAGCACATTATGCTGATAAACTTGAAGAAAAAGGATATGCTTATTCTAATCATATAGCTCCACACGATATAATGGCTAGAGAATTAGGAACAGGTAAATCTAGAATAGAAGTAGCAAGTGATTTGGGTATACAATTTGAAGTTGCTCCTAAATTAGAAGTAGATCATGGAATAGAAACTGTGAGAAACTATTTATCACATTGTTATTTTGATAGAGAAAAATGCAAAGTAGGACTAGATGCATTGAGACAATATCGAAAACAATGGGACGATAAAAACCAAGTGTTTAAGAATAAACCTTTACACGATTGGTGTTCACATGCAGCTGACGCTTTTAGGTACGGATGTGTTGCAGAACCAATTAATATGTCAGAATGGAATAAACCAATTAGAGTAGATACAAAATATATAGTATGAAAAAATCAGAACAAGAAATATTATCAATATTAAATACAGAAATACATAACGCATCAGGATTTATTGGTGGCGAGTTAGTAGCTAGAAGAAAAAAATCTTTAAGCTATTATCTTGGTATGCCCTTAGGGAACGAACAAGAAGGTCGTTCTCAAGTGGTATCCAATGATGTATTAGACACAGTAGAAAGTCTAATGCCATCTTTAATGAGAATTTTTACATCTGGAGATAATGTATTTCAATGTGAAGGTGTTGGACCAGAAGACGATGAAATGGCTCGTCAATGTTCCGATTACCTTAATTATATTTTTTATAAAGAGAATGATGGCTTTGTAGCCTTATATTCTGCATTTAAAGATGCATTAATCCAAAAGAATGGAATTTTAAAAGTATACTGGGATGATTCAGAAAAAACTGAAAGAGAAGAATATACAAGATTAACAGATGATGAATTTAATGATCTTGTTGCAGATTCAGAAGTTAAAGTTAAAAATCATTCAGAATACGAAGAATCTATAACAGATGATCGTGGTAAAGAAATTGATAAAGTTACTTTACACGATGTTGTTATTCATAGAACAAGATTATATGGTAAGGTTAGAATTGAACCTGTACCACCTGAAGAATTTTTAATTGAAAGAAGATGTAAAGATATTAATTCAGCTAACTTTGTTTGTCATAGAACAAATAAAACTAGATCTGAATTAGTTGAAATGGGTTTTCCTAAAGATGTTGTAGAAAATATACCTCAAGGTGATACTGATTTCTTTACAGAAGATAAATTTACTAGACACCAAAACGTAGATTTCTCACATGGAGAAAATGATGGAGATAGATCCACTAATGATATTTTAGTATATGAATCATATATTAAGATGGATGTTAATAATGATGGTAAATCAGAATTATTAAAAATAACTACTGCTGGATCTGGAACTGGTAAAATTTTAGATATGACTGAAATAGATAGTATTCCGTTTATATCTATGACACCAGTTATTATGCCTCACAGATTTCATGGAAGATCTATATCTGAATTAGTAGAAGACATCCAATTAATTAAATCTACTGTTATGAGACAAATGTTAGATAACATGTATCTAACAAATAATAACAGAGTTGCTGTCCAAGATGGACAAGTAGCAATGGATGATCTTTTAACAAATCGTCCAGGCGGAATTGTAAGAACTAAACAACCTCCACAAAACGTTATGATGCCTATTCAGGCACAACCTATTACAGAACAAGCAAGTGGAATGTTATCTTACTTAGATTCTGTTAAAGAAACTAGAACTGGAATTACAAGACAATCACAAGGTCTTGATGCTAATACTTTAAACAAAACAGCAACAGGTCAAAACCAAATTCTAACTCAATCTCAAATGAGAATGGAATTGATTGCAAGAATCTTTGCTGAAACAGGTGTTAAAGATTTAGCATTAAAAATGTTTGAACTTACTTGTAAGTATCAACAAAAAGAAAAGATCGTAAGAATTAGAGGTAAGTATATACCTATGAGACCTTACGAATGGAAAGACAGAGTTAATATTACTGTTCAAGTAGGACTAGGTACAGGTTCTAAAGAACAACAACTAATTTTATTAAACGCTATTCTTGAAAGA